CTCCACTTGACAGATAAAGTCAAGAAACGTCATGGGGAAGATCCCCATGAGCCTTTACCGGTCAAACATTGACCCTACATCTCTCACGAGATGCATCCAGTTCGTCTAACGTCGGCGGAAGCCAACGACTCGACGAGGGAGGTAAAGGCACCCATCCTACACGATAACCAAGCACACCGTCACGGGGAATAACCCCGCTCGCGGAGTGCTGATTATGAACGTATAGGATTGCCGCCAACCCTACATCAGGTCTCCAGTGCTGCCAGCCGATTACTCGGAACTTGGCAGGTTTGTAGACTGAGATGTAGGTGAGGCTTCCACGCTTTCGGGTTTGCCACTTTTCTCTCTCATCGTGGATGACGAGGTCCCCGAGTAAATCAGGGCCCCGTAACCTTCGGATATGAGACGGAAGTGAATCCAGAGCGACAACCCAAGAACGAAACAGACTGCGACGATTAAGGTGATAACTATCGTTTCCGATAGCCATTTTCCTAATACCGTTAGCAATCGTGATCCATTGTTGTGGTTCATTGGGAAATTCCTTTAGGTAGAATGGACGAACGTCCACGCCCCCGAAGTAATCCCCACCACAACTTTCCCTAAAGGAGCCTGTAACAAAAGACTTACGTCGATTGACTTCAAACCCCAAGTAGGTAAGCGCGGAAACTACGTCTGATGCCCAATCTGTCGGTATGATGAGATCATCACCATAGACGAAGACGTCACGACCAGGTTCGACGAGGGCCTCAAGAGGCTCTCGCACCGAACGCAAGTTGCGGACTGCTAGAATAATCCCTAAAAAGATTAGGGTTTCTAGCTCAAACGTAAAACCGTTACCCATTGAGCTGAATTTCTCCAGCTTAACCCATTTACCCTTAAAAAGAGTAAACGGAGAACGAAGTGAATCCAAAAGATTGAACCACTTCGCAGGGAGTAGTAATTTTACCAGATTACTACAAACGGTATCACTAGCGTTGGACAAGTCCAAAGTAGCAAAACAGCCATGCTTACTGGCCTCACAGGCGAAACGCCTGTGAATGTCTTGCCCTTCCTGCAGATTAATACCTGCTGAAAGAAGTCTGCTCCTAATAGCCTTCCCTAGGGAAAGCTGGTAGAAGAGATTTATACTAGGTTCCACGGCAATGCCGCGGTCCTTCGTACAATCTTTAGGAACCGTTGTAAAACGATTCCCTCGGACTACTTCGGGAAGATATCCACCGGTCTTAATGTGAAGATCATGCTGTAGTGAAACAGCACGACCCCACATCGTGGAGCTCCATGGAAAGAGCCACCACAAAGAATCCGGGGTAAGAGTGGGTCGAGATGTCATTTTATCGGGAATCGTGGTTAACGAACCCTTGTCGCCATATGTCGCACCGGGCCCGAACTGACCTTTTAGGTCACTAGGGGCTTTACCCAAAATCCTTGAAATTTCTTTACGCGCTTCCGCGATAAGCGAAGAGCACGCACCCTCTGGAGTATGAAGCAGGTCGGCATGCCGATCCATGTCATTGTCCAGAAAATGAGTTTCAAGTCTAAGGTTAGTGCGCTTACATAGCTGTTCAGCGTAGACGAAGTTACTTTCGGCGACGGTTTCCCGTTCAAACGAAGTATCCAAGTCTTTGCATTTTCGTAGGAAATCTACGGCAGCAACGTCCCTGAAATAATCCTCAGGATGACTATATGTAAGAGGGTCGACTCGTATAGAAACGAGATCGTCCCACCTGCGGTACTTCACATGGTCTTTGCAGACCATTGCCACAGGACTGGCGAGTGCGTCGAGAAATCTGACGTACAATCTCTCCAAATCACTTGGAAGAGGTTTGGGCATGATAATCCTTTGGTGATTGAAATGACAGGCTACGTAACAACAATTAAGTTGCCGCGTAGCCTTCGATCACCTGGGATTTGTTGAGCGAGCTGGCCATGAGGTTTAACCCCTGGTGAGCAAACTCAGCAACCAAGGTATCCAGCATGTCTTGAGGTACGACTGCAGTAAACTGCAGACGCGCCTTGTTGACTACTGTAACCTTGCCATCCGCCGCGGTAGCGGTTTCGGGGAAAACGTACTCGCCCTCGACGCGCCGGACTGTTCCGGAAGCGTTAGGGGCGGAGCGTACGCGCAGCGTGGCCTTGTGGCCAGCAGCTGCCCCTACTGGGCTACGCCAGATTGCGGGTGAATTACTCCCGCTCGACGGCACCACCTTTGCATAGACGATGTCCGTTGAACCATCGGCCTTCTTGACCGTGATATCAGCTTGATTGGGCATTATGCCCTCTCTTTCTGCACATTTCGTGCGGTTATGGTAGTAAAATCTACCGTCTCCAGCCGAGCCCAGCTTGTGCGCCGAGACCCTGCTGAATAAGTAAAGACGCGGCCGCGAGACCGCGCTTCGCGGACAGGACCCAAGGGTCCCGAACCTGAAGAGGAGGACCAGGAAAGTCCCCGTTGATGCGTTGACAATAAACACCCGTCAAATGGTAGTTCTCACTAACATAAAACTTCTGAAAGGAGTAATAGTTAGGAGGGCTGCTATCTAGCGGCGAGTTATAATTGTACACGGACGCTATATTATGCGTCTGCATCCAGCGTGTGAAGATCGTTCTATTCGGATTTATCAGAGTGATACCCGAAAAGTCTGTGAAGGTGTTAAGGAAGTCCCCAACGTTCACAAACCAGTCAACAACAAAGCTGAAAGGAACTAACTCCCAAGCAATAGCCAAAGGGTTGATTATTCCACATTGGTTAGCAAGTGCCAAATTGGGATTCGACACCTGTAAATCCGCCCTCAAGGAGATAGCCTGATACGTAGTCGTCTTGTTTCCTCCAAGGGTCCTATCATTTCCGTTGTCGGAATTTAAGGATCCATAGGTATGAAACCAGGCGGCACGTTTAGTGCGTACCTTGATCCGAACAATTGGCTTTGACAGCACTTCTGCTGCATCGCTTATGTCCTTAAGAAGGGGACTCCACCCGAAGTGTAACTCCAGGTAGCTGTTGGCGAAGCTTTTCGCTCCGAACCGGACGTAGTTCTTTTCAAGAGCCTTACGCTGAGTATTACTCAGACTAAGACCAATGGACCGAGCTGCGTCACCAAACCGTCCCTTCCGGAGGTTCCGGCCAAAGGAAGTCAGCTGAGACAGACGTTTTACGATCATGTCCATAGCTTGACGACCTTCAGCCAGAGCCACCCCGGCCTGGACATTGGCCCCTATTTCTTCTTTAAACGCGTTGTAGACTTTCAAGTATAGCGAAGCTACCGGGTCCACCATTGCTGGCGTGCTCGAAATAGTGACACTATAATCGTTGTCATATCCTAAGTGCGATCGGCTACGAAAGTAGCTATTCACGCGACGTTGGACAAACGTAAATTGAAGAGGTAAATCGAAGGGGGGCTTCTGCCGATATGTAGTACGGGTCTGATCTAAGATCCGAGGAATAAACCCCGAACCTGTAGGAGGTCCGTTTAGATAAAGGCTTGTAACAAAGGGTCCTGTGATAGGTGCAACCATGGGAGATTCTCCTATGACCACACTACACGAAACTGAGAGTTAATGCAGTCAATTTCCGGTTTATGAGACCGACAGACAGCGCACCAACCCTCAAGAATAGACTCTTCGCACCCTGCCAGAAGATGGTAGGGTAAGACGCAAAATGGAAATTGCTCCCACTTTGCTGTAAAACGGATACTCTCATCTGCTCGCGCAGAATCCGCTTTACAGAGGCGACAGACACTATTTCCTTTCGAAGTCATGTTATGACCTCGATAGTGAGTGCCGCTGACCAGGAATAGTAAATCCACCACTCGCGACGTATCACGGAATATTCATTATCGTTGTTTAAGACGGTAACGAATAGAACCTGAGCCTTGCTTAGAGATGGTAGCCACCCAGCGCGAGAAGGAAAGTATGGTTGACCCACATTCCAAAGAACGTTGAAGAGCTCCGCATTTGAGTAGATTAACCGAAGTTCGGTCAATCCGCTCGCGGTGACCTCAATTTTCCGAGAGAATGTGAGTAACATATACTTCCTTTCGTGCTGTTACGCCTGGCGAGTACCCCGAGAG